GGTGATAAGATATTTCAAACGACTGTACTCCTTACACAAACGAGATTTTTTCGTATTAGCAGTAATGATAACACCAGCTACATCGCCGTCACTATCTTTGTGTTTCGCCTTACTTGACCCCATGACAATACATGAACTCGAGAAATACAGACCCTTACCCCCAGGGATTGCGATTGGAGCATATTGATCCATTGTTGAGATAACCTGATTTACAACATAAACTGTAGTGCGGAGACCAGTCAAAAGCTTTGACAACGTATTACGTTTTTTCGAAATCGTCATATCTTGAACGTCTTTACCATCAATACTATCACTGACCGTTTTCGAAGTCACAGTGTTGTTCCAAGAATCGATAATCAAAAGAATGTCTTTACGTTCATTCATAGGAATTTCTTCGAATGTTTTCATAACGAACGACTGAATATCTTCAATTTGATTGTTTTGATAAACGAACAATTTATCACGATCTACACCAACGTTGTCGGCAAAATCTGGATTGTAAGCAAACTCTGTATCAATAAGGATACATTCCATACCAAGTTTTTGAGCATTTTTAATAAGTTTCATAGCAACAAAACTTTTACCTTCAGCCGAATCAGAAGCGTGTTGACTAACACGTCCGATTGGTATACCTCCATCCAATTTACCACTGAACAAAATATTCAATGGTAAAACACCAGTACTGATAAAATTTAGCTGTTCATCTTTATGAGTGAACTCTGCTAATTTCTTATCATTTTTCAATTTCGAAATTAGTGACATCTTTTTTCATCCTTCTTTTCGTATACACGAGTATTATACTGTATATTCACTTAATGTAAGCTTAAAAAAAATCTGACAATTTTACTGTTTTTGTGAAGTTCCAATCAATAAGTTTAATCAACGGTTCTAATGGCTTATGAACTAACCCTTCGAACAGCAATTTATGATCTACATATTCTAGCAGACCATTTTCTTCAACGAAATACATATGTTTACGGTCATTTGGAAATCCAATGACATTTTGGTTCCAAACTGGATTTGGAACCTTCAAATAGATGAATTTCATTTTAGACCCGTCTTCGATCTTGTCATATTTAGAAAGAAGACCATGCTGAGCAATATACTTGTTGTACAACAACGAAGCTCTTACATGAATTGGACACCCAGATGTTTCAATCGTATATTCGTTCTTTCCATCTTTACCTATGATAATACCATTTGGAGTTTTATCGGTGTAAAGATTTACCCCTTTAGGAAACGATATATCTGATACTGGCAACGAATTGAATTCTTCTTTGAAGTTGGTGATCTCGTTTTGGAAAGCTTTCTGATTACCAGCATAAAGTAATTCCAAGAATTCCAACATTTTCTTGCGTACGAAAGAAGGGAGATTTGTTTTCTTTAGATTCAACCCGATGATTTTCTTTTTACCATGTTCGAAGCGAGTGCCCTCTGAATCAAGAACATTCAACGTATAGTTTTTCTTTCCGACAACGAACCCCTTATCAGAGATTACTTCCCGTTCCATGTCCATAACTTTTGGATTCAAGAGATTGCGATAGTGGGCGATATCATCCAAAACTTTTGTTTTGATTATCTTTTCTATAACTGGCACTACAGTTTTGTCTACATACTCAAGACGTTCTTGAGTTGTTGTAAACTCTGTTTTAGAGTCAACTAATGGTTTAAGATAAATGTAAACTGAATCGGTGTCTCCGAACGGAGTAGGTTCATCTACATAATCAAATCTAGACTTGAATTCACGGTCAAGAATAACCTTTACACTACGGTCATACAAACGACCAGCAGATGTGATACTTTCAGCAACGGCTTTCTTAGCCAAGATAAAATGTGCATTCCCACAAGCACCGTAAAATGAGTTCAATGCGATCTTAAGAGCCTGTTGTTGATTCTTATATCGTGTTACCATCCCTTTAACTTTTTCTTTTTCATACTCATCTTCGATGAGGGTTTCATAAAGCGTCTTTTCAGCTTCGAGCATTTTCTTCTTTGCAGCTTTTCTATCCGCATAGATTTTTCCCATCATATATGAAGAAATACCTTCTTTAGATACGTCAAAGAAATGACCACTGGGAGTAACAGTCATGTTATGCTTGCGAAGTGCTTCACCAAGTTCTGATTTTTCATCAGTTGTCAAATTAATTTGTTCCAAGATACCAGAAGCAGTATCAGATTTGATATATTTAGAGCGTAACCGCTTTAATTCCATTGGCACATCAGCTTCTTTTACATACGTACTTGAACACAGGTTGAAAGCACGGATAATCGAAGGGTAAAGTGAAGCAAAGTCGAATGAAACAACCCATTCGTAGTATCCTGGATTACTGAAAACAAATCCACCCTCGAAATCCATATCTTCTGACGAACGTTGTTTCTCTGGGATAATCATGCTATTTTTACGACTTTCACAGTACATAAGCTGTCCCCATGGTCCAGTCGTACCAGTTACGTTGTCGATATTCACGTTGTAAAGATATGATAGCTCACACACCAACGGCATAAGATTGATTTTAGCATCGAGGTTTACAAGTAATTGAACGTCTTGTATGTTATATTCGATAAACTTATCAAAATTATTATTATAGAGATCTTCAAGAGTTCCGATCATATCATCGTGATATTGAACTTTACCTTCACCGAGCTCATAATCTCCGATGAATTGCAAGCTGTATGATTCACGAGGTTCATATACGAATTTCTTATACAAGACCATCATATCAAGCCAGTAATAAGATTTAGGCATTTCGATTTTCAACATTCGATCTTCTTCAACATAACCGAGATTGTCGATCATCTTAATATCCATGTCAAGACGTTTCATGCGATTGACGATAAATGGAAAGTCGAACCCATTGGTATTCCATCCAGTAAGAATATCTGGATCCCAATGTTTTAGAAGTTTGAAAAATGTTTCGATCAAATCTTCTTCAGAGTTACACTGATAATACTTTACATTTGGAATATCTTTCTTTAGTTTTTTCAACCCGAGAGCAACCATTTTACCATCAAAATAACACCCGAAACTCGTAATAGGAGCATTGGCACTTCCTGGCTCAGGGAATCCGCCGACACCTTTCACGATATTAAATTCTTCATCTAAGAATGAACCGTTGAACCCTGTTTCGATGTCGAAGTAGCAGATTTTTGGTGTCATGAAAATTTCTTTTTCATAATAGCTCGCTCTTCTGTATTGGTCTTCAGGTTTGTGTACACCATATAAATCAAGGACACCAGAATTACGTTCTACTGCTTCTTTATAAGAAACGAAGCTGGTACATGGAATTCTTGACAATGGACGACCATCGATTATGCTTGCGTATTTTGTTAATTTTTCAGATGAAGAGGAATCGACGAATAGTTCACAATCAAATTCTGTATGTTTTTCGTAATGTTTGTTACCGAATTCGTCTCTATATATATCATGCAAGGTGTTAAAGTGTCTGAAAACTTTTATATATTGTTTTTTCATGAATTCATGACCTTTAAAACGTATTTTTTAATATATGTCTTTTATTTATATTTCTTGGCATCTTCACGATTAGCAATAATGCCATCGATTAGACCATACGAAAGAGCTTCTTCTGCACTCATGAACCAGTCACGCTCAGTGATTCGTTTGACTTCATCAAGTGTCATGGTGCCGTTACTCTTCTCATGAATTTTTGTAATCAACGCATTTTGCAAGAATTCAGATTCAGTCATTTGTACTTTCATGTCATGGTAGTTACCTACTACACCGCCTGAAAGCGAATGATACATAATCCGAGTACTTGGAAGAGATAGACGTTTGTCAGCGATTGTTAACAAATATGACCCCATGCTACAAGCCTGCCCCATTGCAATTGCATAAACGGGACATTCAATAAATGCCATCGTATCGGCAATTGCCAGACCAGATGTAATCTGCCCTCCAGGACTATTGATATACATGAAAATTGGTTTTGTAGGATCTTGTTTCTCGAGATACAACAATTGAGAACACAAAATGGTACTCATATCATCTTCTATTTCACCAGAAAGCAAAATGACACGGTCTTTCAACAAACGAGAAAAAAGAGGAAATGTTTTTTCTACTCCTCTTCCTTCTGTTTCGATTACCATAGGTTCAAAAACTAAACTCATTCAGTTGCCTCTGATACCGATGTGATTTGATCAAAATTGAATGAACGCCATTCATTTACTTTCAAATCAGTTGTAACGATCAACTGTTCACGTGCTCGATGATTCTTATGTCCAGTACCTTTTGTGGAAGCAGAACGCTCTGGGATATTAGTACAAGTCATTGTGCGTACACTACCATCTTTTTTAGTAAATTCAATCACCAATACCTTAGTTTGTAATTCGTGTTTTAACTCTGATAGAGTTTGTGAAATATTTGGATTTATTGTCATTGTATTTCCCCTTATTTTTTAATCATGATATAGTTATCTTCGTAGAATGCTCGAATATGATCCAAGAAATCAACTATATTATCTTCATTATCATCAGTTATATAGTTCAAATGTGAGTAATAAGAGCGTGGACACGCCTCAACGAACGTTGTCGGTGACGTTTTTGAATCTTTAGAGATCATCTCCTTTAGTAGCATTTGAAGCTCTTCTAGCGATGTATTTACAACTTCTCCAGACTCCAATCTAACTTCGAATTTTCCGTTTCCAATATATGTCATACTCTTTCCTGGGCAATTTCAATATGAGATATTATATCGCAAAAATTCTTTATAGAATCTTAATCTATTAGAATGATCCAATCTTCTGCAAGCATATCTGTTTGAGAAGCTAACCATGGAACAATTTGATTGTCAGCCGTTTTCATATCGATATGAGCATGATACGTTACTTCAGTTCCTTCTGGATAAATTCCTAGTAATGGAGCACTATTTACCTTGAATGTACTACCTTGAACTAGAAAGATAAACATTCCTTTACCGTTCCAACCGCTTCTTGTAACTTTCTTTCCTTGTTTCAATGCATCAATAGCTTCACCGAATGAATATTGTTTTTCAAGATCAAAATCTGCAGATTCATATGTCATTTCAAAGATATCTGGTTTACAAAGATAAAATTCACCCATTACGCCTCTAATAATCCAATCACCCTTGTTAGCTGTACGTTTGCCTTCTATAGTTGGTATGGTTAAAAACTCATAATTATCAATCATCCATGATTTAGCAATATCTTCACCTGCAAATTCAATCAACTTCAATTCATTATCCAAACCACCAGTCCACTGCACAGCACTGATTACAACAGGCTTCTTTCTATAAGTATTCATAATATCTCACTTTTGTAAAAATAAAGATGCAATTATTGCAATTGCAAATATAATCGTAAGAACCTGAATGTCTGTCAATCGGTTCAACATGTTATTCAAAAAATTTCCAATCACATATCCTACTTAAATTTTATTTCTTTTGACAACATATCTGTCAAACAAGCAAGCAACGTAATCTCTGGACTTACACAAGATTTTGTTCTATGTTGCCATTCACCAATGATAAGAATTGCTTGAGGTAACGAACCTCTTTCGATGATATCATCAATACGATTATACATGCGGATGTAAACACTTTCAGGGTCAGTGATATTTTTCACAACTTCACGAACTTCATCGTACTTACGAGTGTTCATCGCCGCAATTAACGCTTCGAACAATTCCTCTGGAGAATCATTTGCTAGGATAAGCTCACCAGTAACACTACCTTTTTGAAGGTCATTCATGATTTTTCGCATGTCAGGGAAACGTGTTTTTATGAGATTTGCAACATCTTTCTTCTGATATATGATGTTGTTTTCTTCAAGGATCATACAGCAACGAGCGAGCAATTGACGCATCAAATCTGGATATTCATCTTTCTTTGGATTAAAATCGATTTCTACGCATCTTGAGCGGATTGGCTGAGAAAGCTTGTCAACATAATTGGTGTCGAAGATGAAACGGATATTACCAGCGAATTTTTCGATGATATTTTTCATACTGTTCTTGGCTTGTTCAGAGAAGCCATCTGCTTCAGTAACGAATACACATTTCATCTGAGCAGCATTGATAAGGGAATTTGTACTGGCAAATTTGATAATCTTATCACGAACAACTTCGATAGAGGTATCGATTGAACCATTGATTTCGATAAAATCCATTCCAAGTGAATTTATGATAACCTTGGCAGCACTTGTTTTACCAATTCCACCAGTTCCATATAACAAAAGATTTGGGATATCATTTTTACTGATATATCCAATCAACTCATTTTTGATACGCTCTGGAATGATCACTTCTTCCATTGTTTTTGGGCGATATCTCTCAAAAAATAGCTTATTTTCTATCATTCTTGTATCCTTCTTACATAATTTCTTATTATATCTTTATCGACATTGATAAACTTCATCAAACTATCGATACCATACCATATGCTAGAAAAAACATTAGACTCAATGATTTCCTGCTTCTTATTTTTAAATCGGGTATTCAGAAGAACCCAAATTGTTACGCTAGAAAGCTTGTTCTTGAACATAAGCTGTTTGAAAGATTCAAACGATTTGGTATTGTACGCCAGTGTAAACTCCTTCTCTAACGTAACTTCATAATTGAAAAGAGACTCTTTGAATTTTTTGAAGCTATCTGAAGTATATAAAGTGCGCATATTGTTCTTTGGTAGAGTATTATTCTTGGAATAGAACATCCATATAAAAAATAAAGAACACTTTTGCAAGTCATTAATCTGCCTCATATAACGCATATCAACGAATTTACGATTAGTTTCTACCGTATTCGATGGATAATGTATGGTGCTCTTATATGTATTTTGGCTTTTAGGATCAAAGTGAAACTTAATCCTTGTATAAGCATTTAGAACATCATATTCGGTCATTATATCTTCCTGCATATTAAAATTCTCTTAAAAGAAATCCCCGAGAGACGGCTTTGGTATAAATCCATCTGATACACGTAAAAGATTGCGACTCATTCCATCTGTTTTTACAAGCTCAATGAAATGTCTATCTTTTTTCATTTCGAGAGAAAAATCTTCAACATCTATATCAGACTCTTCACAAAAAAGTACGATGGCATCAATAATACCACATTCCAAACGATTTTGTATCGAACAAATTTGTTCGATAGCTACCTTTCTGTCATTGACAGTATATTCTTTAATCTCAAACACTGCTAAGCTCCAACTTACTGAATCCATTTTCTTTTGATACATTGAAATGTCTATCGAACAATTCAAGATCTAGATCTGTTTTATGTGAAATAACCATTCTATTTTTAGCCGTTATCTTATACTTGATAAAACGCAATACAAGATTTGTGATTTCGGCAGATAGGGCGTTGTCGAGTAATTCATCGATCAACATTATGTTCATACTCGTACCGTTTCTATTCTCGATTAATTTCAAGAATCCAAACATGACTGCCAAATTAATACGCATTCTCTCAGAAGCACTAAATGTATAGAAGCTTCTTTCCTCGTTTCTATCATAGATAGTTATTTCAAACTTATCATTGAATATTATAACGTGTTGAACATTAAACTCAGCTAAATGCTCATTCACATATATATTAAACAACGGAATGTATTTTTCAAACAGTTTCTTTTTGATACCGTCATCTGATGCGAGTTTTTTAATCATAACTAAATTATCTTCTGTAGAACAAGTCTTTTCATAGTCTGTTTCGAGCAAACAGATTTCTTGTTCAAGAGCAGTAACATCATTATAGTTTGCTGGTAACAATTTGAAATTTTTTGCACGTTCCAAATCTTCAAGTGCTCTATCATATTCATCTTTTGTAGTGCTAGCATTAACTCTTAAACGAGCTTTCTCTTTAATGATCTTTTCGTGATTTTCGTAAATAGCTATTTCAGCATCACATTCTTCTGTCAGCCCATCAATAATATGGTTCAACTCAGAAATTGTTTTTGTTACAAGAGCTAGCGTTTCTTCCGAAACATCTTCCGAAGCATTTTCGTGTCCACATTTGACACATTGAACTGCTGCTTCCTTGATTGCTTTTAAACGAAGAAGCTCTTTCTCATGTTTCTTTGTTTCAGTTTTATGTATGGTGAGTTTCGAATCAATTATTTTCAATCGATTAGAACTTTCAATCAACAGCTCTTCAGCCATTTTGATTCGTTGGAATGCTTCTTTGTAACGATCAAGTTTTTCTCTAAGTGATTCAACTTTTGCGTTAGCATCTTCAGCTAGCCTATTCCCATTGGCAGTCAACTCTTTATTGATGCGTACGATATCATCATATTTTTTACGTTCCGTTTCAAGAACATCCTGACGGCTACGCAACTTATATTCAAGCTCAGTCTTTTGAGTCTTCACGATTGATAAACGAGTGCCAATGACCTGATTGATAAAATATAAGATTTTGATATCAAGGATTGTTTCCAAGAAATCACGTCTTTCACTTGAGCTCATTGTGATGAACGATTTGTTCAGCAATGAAGTATCGATGCTAACCAACATTTGAAATGATTGGAGATTGATTCCTAAAATTTCTTTTTCAAGCATTTCCTGATAATCAAGATTTTTTGCTTTCTGGTCAATCAATTCACCGTTCTTATATATTTCGAACAGCTTCGGCTTTTCTCCTCTGATTACTTTATACACTTCAGATTTTTTAGTGAATTCAACTTCTGTATATAAGTCCTCTCCATTTGTGGTGTTTATTAGTTCAGAAATTTTTAGTTTTGGAATTTTACCAAATAAGCAGTATGTAAGGGATTGAACCCAAGATGTTTTACCGTTACCATTGCCACCAGTTATTAAATCAAAATTTGAATCATTGAATGTCATAGTGTGAATACTATTCCCATATGATCTGAAATTTTTAAATTTCAACGTTTTAAATTTTATCACAGAATTCCACTCCCTTCAAAACGTCAGCTTCATGACATTTTCTAATCTATACATTAAATGTTCAATATAGTATAATCGACCTTCGATAAGTGCATTCTTAAGCATATAAAAATACTCACTTGCACTTGTTTTCGGAATCCCATCAGTAAGGACATCTACATCCAATATTTCTTCAAGATAAAGACGCTTCAGATTACCCTTTTCTATATTGTACGTATCTCCCAATTGAATGAGATATTGAAGCTCTTCGATGAGTGTACTCTGCATTTCTTGTGACAATGAAAGAAGACTATCATAATCAATTTCCTCTTTCATATAACGGGCTTTTTCAATCGTATTGATAATAAGTTCGATATCAGAAATTGTCTTATCTATACCTATGCGATCTTCAACATTCATAAAGTACTCAGATAACGCAGGATTGACCATCAAATTTCTCCCAACTGAATTGCTTCTGCATAAATCTCAGAAAACAACTTTTTTTTGTTGTCATCATTAAGAAGTTTTAAGAGCATGTCATTTATATTTTCGTCTTCGTCAGTGACGACTTCGTGGTCATTATAGATAAGCTGATGCATTTCTGGTGTAACATCGATAATCGTATATGAAATGTTATTCACATCAAGAGCAACGATAAAATTGTTGTATGCTACCCTGTTTGATATGTCTTTCAGATATACTCTGAAATTACAAACATCGACGTCAACTTTCTTAAGAAGAGTCTGTACCGAATCGATTCGGAACGGTACTCCGATTGTATATCCTTCTACAGTAATCGGCTTTTCATTGGTGCTGTCGAACCACAATTTTACGAAACGTTCCAATCTTGTATTTTCAACGAAGGTAAGCTCAAGTTCCTCATCCAAAATATGGATACCCTTTCTCTCATTGAAGTCAGTCCAGTTCATTTGCTCACATACACCGAGATATTTTACACTGTTTCGTTCAGATCCTATATGGTAATGCCCAGATAAAACACGCTTGTTTTTATAATCGTCATCCGAGAATCCGTGAGTGCTCATGACCCCAGGAAGTAACTGAAAGTTGATAAATTCAAAGTGTCCAAGAATCATGTCGGCACTTTTTATTTGAAGCAGGGTTGGATTATTATCATCATTCTCATCAATCAACCATGGTACGAATAACAAATTTTTATCATTGAATTTCACGAACTGTGTCTTATCAATTATACTTACATTTGAAAACATCTTTGCCAAAAAAGACACACTGTTTTCAGCTATTGTATTCTTAAAATAACTGTCATGATTTCCTACAACGATAATTACCCTCTTGTCGCCAAGCTCTTGAATCTTAGAAAAGAATTCGATTGTGTAGTTCAGTACTCTCCAATCGATTTGTTTTCTGCTATCAAAAAAGTCACCGAGAATAAAAATGTTGGAGGGGCACGTCGCAACGATTTCTTCGTAAAGATATTCCATGGTAGCCTTTGCTTTCTCAAAGGAGAAAGATCTGCGACCGATATGTATATCAGTACAAATAAACGCATTACCCGTCAATGTTATCATAATCACATCCCATCACTAAAATGTCTATCATTAAAATAATCTAGTGTTGTATTACTGCGACTATCTTTCATCATATTTTCTGCAATATTTTGTCTGAATTCATCAGCTTTCTTTAGTGAAGAAAGAGCACCGAGTGTTCCAGTCCATGCAAGTGTAGTAAAATAACTGAATCCTCCGAGCAACTGTTCAGAGGGTTTTAACTCTGGTACATATTCAATTTTTTCAGCATCTTTCGTTTCCTGCCAGTAATATGTAGTCATTTTTTGTTTTTTGTTTTTGACAACTGTAGTGTTCGGTAACAGGATCAAATTCTGAGCAACTTTTCTTGGATCAAATTTCCACCAGTAACGTGCAAAAAACAAGTATGCATCTGATTTAAATTCGTCCTTATAGTTGTCGGAATAATTTCTGAAGTTACCTCTAGTCAACATCCTATGAGTAACCTTTATGAACCATTCCCCCAGTTGATTGGATGGTCCAGGAAGTTTGGTACCAATTTCAGCTGTTTCTGAAATTGTTTTTCTGTTTGAGATTTCACTCAAAAGTAAACGAGTGAGCTCAGAGTCTTCGATGTAAAGCTGTTTTGGTTGTTTTTTGTCTCTGTATTCGTCAAAGTCTACATCATACATGCGTCGTCATTCCTATATGTAACATTTATAGTCATTATACTGTTATTGCACTTAAAATTAGCTTAATTAAGAAAGATCCAGAATACTTTGGTCAGCTTTAACTCATCGTGATGGCGACGCATGTTTGTTTTTATTAAATCTCTGTTATTGTCCACATTTCATCTGTAACATGAATAAATTTACCCTTTTGTACAATAATATTCGACGTATTTTTTTCTCTCAGATATTTTTTGAAAATACTTATTGGTAATTTTTCTTCATATTCTTTAAAAAATTGGATAGAATATCCAGTAAAAATTATTTTATTTTTTCTCTTGACCTTAATCTTTTTTGTATTTCTTGATACATATTTAGACGTATCATATTCTTCTGTAGATATCATTATCTTTTCACCAGTATATATATCAATAGCTGGTATTAATCCAGATGTTGTGAATTTTGACCGTGTAAACTGACCAATTCTCCACCCTTCATT